AAAACACAAATCGAATGTCATTTAACGACCTAAAAAAACAATCCTCTCTAGGATCCTTAACACAAAAACTAGTTAAGGAAGTGGAGAAGATGAACACTACTAGTGGTGGAGCAGATGAAAGACTCTGGAAACCAGAAGTAGATAAAACAGGTAACGGTTATGCTGTTATCCGTTTCTTACCAGCACCAGAGGGTGAAGACATCCCTTGGGCAAAGATGTATTCACATGCATTTCAAGGACCAGGTGGTTGGTACATTGAAAATTCTTTGACCACAACAGGTGGCAAGGATCCTGTATCAGAGTACAATCGTGAACTCTGGAACAGTGGTAATGAATCTGATAAGGATGTTGTTCGTAGACAGAAGCGTAAGCTTTCCTACTATGCAAACATTTATGTTGTAAAAGATCCTACCAATCCTCAAAACGAGGGTGGAGTATTCCTCTACAAGTTTGGTAAGAAGATCTTTGATAAACTTATGGAAGCAATGCAACCAGAGTTTGAGGATGAGTCACCGATTAATCCTTTTGACTTCTGGCAAGGTGCAAACTTCAAGTTGAAGATTGTCAAGAAGGATGGTTACTGGAACTATGATAAGTCAGAGTTCGATAAAGTATCTCCTCTCCTTGAAGATGATGATGCATTAGAAGCATTATGGAAGAAGCAGTATTCTCTTGCTGCTGTCAGTGCTGCAGACCAATTCAAGTCATATGATGACCTGAAGAAGCGTCTTGATTATGTTTTAGGTGCTAAGAAACCTGCTCGTCGTGTAGACGAAGAGGTATTTGAGGAGGACAACAATCGTGGTTCCTTCAAACCTAACTTTGAACGCAAAGAACCAGTCGCTGCTCCTGTAGCATCTGCTAGTTCAGAAGAGGATGATGCTTTAAGTTACTTCCAAAAATTGGCAGAGGAATAGTTAAGAATATAGTTTAATATTTTCTGCTTTCTTAAGGGTCTTACTGACATATTCAGTAGACCCTTTTTTGTATGTCATTATATCAGTCATATCTTCTCTAACAACATTTAAATATCTTGGTTTAAGTAATAATATATTTCTTTTATCATCATCTAATTTGGTTTCATATTCTTCATTTGTTATTGGAGTTACAATATTAGTTTGAGTTATTTCTTTTTCATCTATCCAATCAAAATAAGTTATAGAATAATTAGATTCAACTGTGAGTCCTTCGGGTACAAGAACTACTCCCAATTGATTTTTTATTTCTATTGTTTCGTAGTGATGAATTGCTGAGAGATTTTCATAACTTCCATACTTATCAATAAGATATCTATCAAATTCTCTTTGTAGTAATGGCCATTCACTCTGAAGATTTACTACATTATTACATACCATTACTAACCAATCTAAGTTAGGATCATCATATACCTCAGATGCTACATTATCTGGTCTATCATCTCCTTGTATTTTATACTTAGTAAAGAGAGTTGCATTTGCTGCAACATCTTCCTTTAATTTTCCTCTTTTAAAGAGGTTTTTTACTGTAATAAAATCTGATATGGTAGCATTAGGAAGTCTACTAACATATTGAAAGTCTGGGACTTGAGAGAAGTATTTTTTTGACATGTTAGAATCCTATTTCTGAGGGGATACTCTTACTATCACCATAATCATCATTGTAAATTGGTGCAAGTTCTTGGAAACTTAATTTCATTTTATATGAGGTCATTATACCGTCTTCATAAGTAGAATAGTTTCCATCGGGAGTGTAATCTACTTGACATGATTTTAAAGCACATTCTTTAAATCTATTTAAACCTTTATGTTCTCCTCCTTTATGCGTATACTTAAGTTCAAATATATTAGGAGTCTTTAAGAATAATTTACCTTTTGATCTAATGGGTGCCATTCCTTGTTTAAAGTATCTTATAATTTGTAGGACAGTTTTTGCTTCCTTTTCATTTCTTGGTGCAAATTGAAAGTCGAAAGAAAAATTTCTTATTAATGGACCTTTAAATAAAAGTTCCATGTTGGGATTGAATACTTGTCCTGAGGTTCTAGTTAATAGGGCATTACTAGAACCACCAGTACTAGCAATTGCATTCAAAATAGCAGTTTTTAAATCACCCATGTTTGCCTTATCAAATTTATCTTGTAGACCTTTTATTGCCGCACCAGCACCATCCTGACCAGTTGTTAAAAGGAATTGTGCTTTAGCAGCTTCCATAGCAGTCATACTATTCTCACTCCAATCAGTACTATTTTCAGCACTAATACCACCAGGAATAGGAAGGATAACAGTTTCTCCTCTTTTCTTTGCATCTCTATGTTTTCCTATACCTTTATCAGTCTTCAATTTTTCATCAATTTCACCCCTAGTTCCAACTCCACCTAAACTATCATCCAATCCACTTGGAACATACTCTACCATAGTTATTTGTATAGTATCCTGTGCATTACCTCTCTGTCTTAAAGTTTCTGGATAAACAAAAGATCTTTTTGTTGTATCTTTACCTACTTCTCTTGTTCCTTCTACTGCAGGAGATGGTTTTACCTCACTTAAATTACTATCCTTCATTAAGGTATTAGCTTCCTTTGATGCTGTTATAGCATCTATCCCTTCTTCTTCTTTCTTTTCTTTTATAACTACTTTCTTTGCTTGGTTTTTTATTAAATTTTTATTATCATTAAAGAATGCTTTCTCTTCTTTTCTTGCACCACCATACCAATTGTTATTATATTTTATCTTACCTGTTTTAGGATCAAACTCTCCAATATACTTATCAGCACCCCACTCTTCATTGTATATTTTAGTTTTACCTGTTTTTTTATTAACGATAACAAAGTATGCTTCTCCAGTAGCAGGATCTGTAAACCTGTTAGCTGGAGAGTCATCTCCGTATTCGTTGCGACCACCAGCAGTCATTTATCTTTTAACTTTTTTATTATTTAGCGAGGATTAAGTATGTATTTTCCATAAGGTATAGCAAGAAGGTCATCTAGTTCATTTGGTTGAACCACATAGAGTTGTCCTGCTAGTTCATTCCATGTATAGTTTCTTGTTTTTCTCCAATGAAAGTTGATACCTTTGAATCCCCACTTTTCTAAATGGGTACAAGCAATTAAAGGATGTTGGTCATAAGTTTCTCCAGCAGTCTTAGCATTATATACAAAGGTATAGAACTTTCCTACCTCAGGTATGGGTTCAACAGTTTCATTTAGAACTTCCATAATCTCCAGCATCATTTCTTCTGGGTCATTAGTTCTGTTGTTGAGGTCACTTAGATATTGTTTGATACGATTATCTTCTTGTTGTTGTTCTATGCCATCATTGAAACCAAAACTATCTACCATGATGGATACCTAATTCTTTTTCTGTTATGATTTTAAATTCAATTCGTTTATCTTTACACCATTCAGATGCTGCTCTCCATTTTGCTTGGTTCATAGCATAAGTTTTACATTCATAGATATATGATGAGGTCACTTTCTTTCTTTTCTTTGGTGGTCTTGTTTGCTTGGCAGGTTTAACTTCAATAACATATGTTTTTGTACCACCATTACTTTCTTTTACTTTCATAATAAAATCTGGAAAGTAACGACGGGTTTTACCATCAGGAGCACGGTAGGGTATAAAGAACTCTTCACTCCCCCATTCAATTACATTCTCATTCAAATCACAGTAATGGCAAAACTTTTTTTCCCATGTACTTCTACAAATGATATTAGTTATATCTCCTTTGTACTTTCTGGGATGAGAGGGTTTGAATAAACTCTTTTTACTTTCTGCCATCTCTTATACATAATATATAAGGTCAAATAATATTTATAAATGGCTTTCTTAGCACCCTGGAAGATATCAGATGTAAAGAATCATCTACTTCGACCTGCAACTACAAATAATTTTGAGGTTCAAATTCCTTTTAATAGTATTCTTAATTCTAAATTGAGAACACTTTTAAAGGATGAGGTTCTGAATGAGGCTGGAGTATTTTTGAATACTAATGATCAATGGAAGTTGCGTTTACTATGTTCCGAAGTAAGTTTACCAGGATCCAGTTTAGCAACTACTGATATTAGTAATGATCGTACAGGTGTTACTGAACAGCATGTTCATCGTAGAATGTATGATCAGGCAGGTATAGAATTTACTTTTTATGTAAATGCAGATAATTATATTCCGATTAGACTTTTTGAAACATGGATGGATTATGCTGTAGGTGTGGAGACGCAGAGAGAGCGTGAAGATACTAAAGATCCTTCTTATTTTTATAGGATGAGATATCCCGATGAGTATATTGCTGATCAGGGATTAAAGATTATAAAATTTGAAAAGGATTGGAATACTTCTGAGAGAGTGATGGGAGGAGTATTGGAATATGAATTTATTAGAGCATTTCCTGTTGCTGTAACTTCAATGCCTGTTCAATATGATGCAGCAGAGTTAT